ATATCAGGCAAGCAAGACCGTTGCTGCTTTGAAGGGTGAATCTAAGGATAGCGGAACCACTACATTCGCAACCAACATTCCTACCTTTGCCACCACGACACTAACCGCCTACATGGCAGGTGACAGCGTAGCTGTTTCTTGGGAACTGATGCAGGATGTTAAAGCCCTATCACAGTTCTTGACCGACGACCTTAATCGTGCAGTTTATAACTACGAAGAAGGCATGTTCATCAACGGAACTGGTACTAACCAGCCGTTAGGCTATATCAACGGAGCTACCGTTCAGGCAACAGCAGCACTTGGTATCAACCCGATTCTCGACCTTGTGGCTGCTCTTAAAGCTGCCTATTACCCCGGTGCTTCGTTCCTAATTAACCGTGCTGAGTTCCACCGTCTATATAAGGCTCAGATTCAGGCATCGCAATTCCAGACATACGTCACCTACGATGCTGCTGGTCAGGCTCGCTTATTGGGCTTCCCAGTTAGTTTCTCCAGCGTTATGCCAGTTTTCAGCGCTTCCCCTGCAACCACAGGTGCTGTGCTGTTCGGTAACTTCGCCGCTGGCTGGACAATTGGTGACCGTGGCGATAGCAATATTCGCGTGAAGGTACTCGACCAAGTGGCTGCGCTAAACGGCCAGACCATCGTGTTGGGATACCGTAGAACTGACCAACGTTGCAGAATTCAAGAAGCGGTTCAGTTACTAACCACCAACGCATAATAACTAACCATAACGTTAAAAAGCTCACAGATAACTCTGTGGGCTTTTTGCGCTTGCTTTCTATGTATTACGCGCCATTATAGAGATAGAGCACTAAGTCACATAATGAGTAACAGGAAAGGAATGAGCAATGTAAGTGTAAATCCCGTTGTAGATAACTACATCCATGGCGTTATGGATGGTTCAATTACGGTATGCGGTTGGACACGTAAAGCAATTAAGCGCCACCTAAACGACCTGAAGCGAACCGATATTTGTTTTGACGCTGCTGCTGCCCGATATGTAATCGACTTCGTACAAACCTTTTGTATCCCACCCAACCAAGAAACCCCGATGAAGTTGTACCCCGCCCAGCAGGTATGGTTAGCAATCACCTTTGGATGGAAACGATTAGATGGTTATAGGCGCTTTCGTCGCACGTTCTGGTTAACCAGCAAGAAATCTGGAAAGTCAGCTTTATCAGCAGCCCTATTACTTTACATGCTCATTGCAGATGGTGAGTTGAGCGCCCGTATTTTCTGTGCTGCAACCACGATGAAACAGGCACGTACTGTGTTCAAGGAAGCTGTTGCGATGCGTAATCGCCACCCCGACTTGAAAGCTGCCATTCATCAATCAGGCAATGAACCTGTATTAGCTCTGTACACCGATGATTTAGGTCGCCTATCCCCGATGGCGAAATCCGCCGACTCTGAGGACGGAGCCGTTGTATCGGGTTGCGTGCTCGATGAAATCCACCGTTTGACCAACATGGGGTTGTGGACAGTTCTCCAAAAGGGTGGTCGTACCCGTAAGCAGCCCCTAATGATTTGCATTTCGACTGCTGGTCATACGGCAGGAGATACGAGCATCTGCTGGAACGAGTTTGATTACGGCTGCAAAATCCTCGATGGCTTCATTCAAGACGACGAAGTGATGCCGTGGTTCTTCACTCTCGACCCGAAGGATGATTGGAAGGATGAAAAGAATTGGGCCAAAGCCAATCCTGCAATGGGGTATTTGTACGAACTAGACACGATTAAAAAGGAATTCGCTGAGGCACAAGGCAAGCCCTCTGTAATAGGCGACTTCAAAAGATTCTGCTTGAACATGTTCAGTTCGGAATCAGCAGACCCCGCCATTGATATTGAACGCTGGGACGCTTGCTGCCGTGAGGACATATCAACCCATCCCAACCGTAAGCGTTTACGTGCTGAATCCATCGAAGCATTAAAGGGTAGGACGTGCTTTGCTGGTGTTGACCTTGCTCCCAAGATTGATACATCCGCTTTGGTGCTAGTGTTCCCACCAATCGCTAAAGATGATAAATGGCATGTGCTCGAGTACTTTTGGTGCCCTGCCGATAACGTTGCTGACCGTGTAAAACGAGACAAGGCACCCTACGACCTTTGGTCTAAAGACGGATTCATCGAGCTAACCCCCGGCAACCTCACGGACGTTCGCTACATTGCTGACCAGATTACAGAAATCAATAAGCTGTACGACCTCAAAGAGCTTGCCTATGACGAATCTTGGTCGTCTGAACTAATCCGCATGTTAGGGGAATCAGGCTTCCCAATGCAGAAGTTCGTTTCCTACCCGCAGACCTCTACAAAGATGAACAGCCCGTGCCAAGAGTTGATGCGCAAGATACTTCGTCAAGAATTCACCCACGATGGTAATCCAGTGATGCATTGGCAGATGGCGAACCTACGTTGGGCTGTGCAAAGAAGTACAGGTTTCATCAAGCCATCCAAAGACCGTAAACGAGAAAAGATTGATGGTTGCGCTTCGCTGATTATGGCACTTGCCAGAGCAACTGACCCTGATAACGTTCCCAAACCAAAGAAGAGTTTCTTCGCAGTCACCGGATAGCTAGCGAGTGTGTACCCATGAGTAGAGTAGGAAGAAAGCGCTGTATCGATTATGAAGAAGTAGTTGCGTTTACAAACACACATCCAGATTTATCCATGTCGGATATAGCCACACACTTCGCCACAACTAGAGGATGGGTTCGCCACATACTAAGTTCGGCTGGAGTTACTCGCAATATTAAGCGTGGAAGACCGATTGAACGAACACATAGCCAAACCGACGAACAGTTCTATTGGGAACAAGTGTTACACCGTGCAGGGTTAGGTATGGATGCAGGCTTAAGGATTCACAATAAGCGCATTCTGTACGGCTACGACCCAGCTTTGGAAGTTCGCTGCGATAGAAGTGCCACTCAGTAGCCCATCTAATATGACCACCTAACCCTTAATGTAGAGACCCGCTGGTCTCGCGGTATCACTTCGTCCATAGACGACAGAGGCACACATGGCACTACTTTCCTTAAACCTACCAACTCCTCCGGGTTTTACTAGCTTCCGAAATGATGGAGTGTCTAGCTTGGCAGCACCAAGCGCCGATTTAGTACAGGCTCTATCAGGATTCCCGGCTGCTGCTGGAAAGGTAGTGACCAGAGCGACCGCTATTCGTGTGGCAGCATTCTTATCTGGTGTTCACCAGCTTGCTAAAGACATTGCCAAGATGCCTCTGTTTTTACGCGAGATTAAGACGATTGATGGTCGCCAACGTACTCAGCACGCTATTGATAATCCGCTATACACGATATTGAAAGATGCTCCTAACACTTGGCAGACCAGTTCTCAGCTTAGATATTTCTTAGCTTCACAGCTAATCATGCAGGGCAATTGCTTCTGCCAAAAGATTGTAGATAGAGCGGGTGACCTAATTGGTTTGAATCCACTTGATGCGTGGAATATGGCACCACATTGGGATACATCGACAGCTATTCCTCAGCTCCTATTCCGACACACAGATGGTCTAGGGAACGTTAAGGAGTTCAAGCAATCTGAGTTGTGGCATGTAACCAACATGAACATTGAAAGTAATGGCATCGTGGGTTCATCCATAATTGCTCTCGCCAAGGAAGCATTAAGCGTATTGATGGCAGCGGAAGAAACCGCAGGTCGCAACTTCGCTAACGGTTTAGGAATGGGCGGGTTTATTACCTTCCCGGGCGAAGCACAACCCAATGAAGCGGAATGCCAAAACATCATTGATTCACTTAAGAAGAATTTTAGCGGGTCTCAGAATGGCGGAAAATTCACCATCATTCCCAACGGTGGCAAGTGGGAGAAGATGAGCTTCAATCCCCAAGAAAGCCAGCTACTAGAATCCCGTAAGTGGAATGAACAAGAGGTCGTACGTTTGTTGGGTGGTGCTCCATTGCTTGTCAAGCTGGGATTGGGTGAAGCATCCAGCACCTACGCGAGCAGTTCAGCATTCTTGGACGAATATTTCAACACAAGCCTACTGCCGCTAACGACAGCAATCGAGCAATCGATTACCCGAGACCTGATTGACCGCAAGGAATGGGGCAGGCTGTATGCAAAACATTCAGCCGACATCATCCTCCGTGGCTCACCAAAGGAACGAGCAGAAACGAATCAGATAAAGATTCAGTCGTTCCAGATGACACCAAATGAAGCCCGTGCTGTTGAGGATATGGACAGTATCGATGGCGGCGACTTCCTAACTGGTGGAACTGGTACCCCTGTAATCTTCGATATCACGAAACAGGAATTCTTCATCCCCGGCCAATTGCCGCCCGAGCCTGAAACCACCAGTGCGAACCAAACGCCCACAGATGCCAACGAGCCAGAACCGGATGCAATCGGCTCGAACGAGCCATCCGTGAGCAATAAACGCTTGATGGTCATTGCCAACTCACTGGCAGAGCGCATTGAACGTAAGGCCGCTAAATCCACCCTTGACGCGAAGTTCGTATCTGAGGTGATGGCCTGTGAATTGAATGACGCTGAGCAGTACTGCACCACCTATAAAGACATGACACCTGAAGACAAACATTCCAAGCTGATTGCTTTGGTGATGGGAGATTAATATGAGCATTTTCAATCTGCGCAAAGACAACAAAGCACCAGTATTCAAAGCACAAGCGGGTGATGGACTGCTCTGTCTCGACATCTACGACACTATTGGTGCTGATTTGTTTGGCGATGGCATAACCGCTGGAATGGTATCTGATGCCATCAAGGACAATCCAAAGCTAGACATCACCCTCAATATCAATTCCCCTGGCGGCGACCTCTTTCAGGGTGTCGCAATATACAACGTTCTAAAAGCGAGCGGCAGAGCCATTACCGTTAACGTGGTTGGCCTCGCAGCATCAGCGGCCTCACTCATTGCGATGGCTGGCGACACCATCACCATGCAGCTAGGAACTCAGCTAATGATTCACGAAGCCCTAGCCATGACCGCTGGCTTCGCTGCTGATATGCGAAAGATGGCCGACACGTTGGATTCCGTTACGGCTTCCGCTGCCGACATCTATGTTGCACGCACAGGCATGAGCAAAGATTCCGTGTTGAAGCTGATGGCTGATGAAACTTGGCTGTCTCCAGAGGATGCGGTCAAGCAGGGCTTTGCTACAGCCGTAAGCAGCTCGAAGGGCATTAAGAATTCCTTTGACCTATCCATGTACAAGCACACACCGATTGAACTGAAAGCAAAGGAAGCCCCTGCCTGTGAGTGTGGCTGTGATGAGTGCGGGGACGATAAATGCCCAGACTGCTCCAATGTTGATTGTG